AGCCGTGCAGGACGAATTTGGTAACTGGTGGGTATCAAAGACGGGGCAGAAGACGGCGCAGGCCGATAACCCAAATACCGCGCCGCTGCCAACTATCGTAAACGGCGAACAGACACCATCAGAAGACTGGCAGCTGGGTATCGACATGCAGACTGGTGTAACCATTCCGGCTTCGCAGGCTATTGCAGAATGCCAAGCAGCTACAGCAGCAGCTAAAGCAGCAGCAGCACACGCAGAGGCTAACGCACAAGTCATTACCGGGCAAATCGGAGAAATCGCCGCAAAGGTGACTAACGAACTACAGACGCTTCAGCTGGCCAGCTTTGGCATACGCTGGAACATCGACGACGCGGTAAAGACCATTACCGTAGTAGGAAACACCACGCTTTACAACAAGTTTAAGACGTGGGTAGAGACCAGCGGCAAACCGTGTGAAATCAAGAAAGACTTCACGAACTTTGCCTATCTGCGTAACGAGGCTGGCGTAGCCAGTAACGTGAACTGGACGGAGCGCGCAGACGGCACGGGTAGCCACTACGCCACTGACGACAAAAACGACTATTTGCAGCTGGTGGAACTTCAGAACATCAACGTAGCACCGTTTATCAACTTGTTAGACCGTACCATGACGGTGTACTTCAACTTAGACAGCGTATGTCCTAACGGCTTCTATCGCTGGTTTAAGAACGGTACAAAGTGCATGGGACGCTACGACCTGACTTTCAACGAAGACGGCACTACACTGGATTGCGCCGCCGGAAACAGCCAGCCTACTGGCAACTTCAGCGCAAACAGCATTCACAGCATGACCGTGGCAACAAATGCCAATCTGCTGAACTGGACGGCGTGGGAGATTATCGTATTCGGCTGGCTGGAAGTCGCCTACTACGGTACATTCGACGTGGCTACAGCACGCGGCGGTCAGATGAACGGCGGCGGTGAATCAGCAGCACGTAACTGGGTAGCCGGAACCACTGACACGCTGGTAGCTGCATGTGGTGCTGTTGGCGGTGGCCATCGCTTTATGTATTGCGAAAATGCCATCGACGGCAAGCAGTGGCTTTGGGGTGCTGGCTGGAAGTTTACAGCCAACGGCGTGGCTAAATTCACAATGGACGACGTAAAGGCTAACGCCGCCGTAACCGTTACCGACGATAACGCAGAGATTACCGTTAATTTCCATGTCGTAGATGCTAATAACTGGAAATATCCAAAGAATATTAACTTCTTTGGCATGGCTGAAGACGAAGACGGCAGCAGCAGCACGGGCGTTACTGACGGCCAGTATTTAATTACTGGTGGCGGTACGGTCTTCTACGCTGGTGGGACCTCGCTCAACGGCGCGTTTTGTGGCGTGTTTGCTCGGTCTGCGTCCGCTTCGGCTGGGTATGCGAACTGGGACCTCCGCGGGCGGTGTGCTTTGAACAGATGAAGCAGCTGAATGTCGCAAAGCGACGGCGAAGCCAAGTTGAACAGATGAACGGCGACCCGGTTTTGAATGGCCGGGCGCGCCGCGCGTCTGTCAAAGAGAATTAGCGGCGCATGGCTTAATATGCGCGACGGGCTGAATTCCAGCCCGCTGGTGGGAACTCGAACAACGGCGCGAATTGTGGCGTGTTTGCTCGGAATGCGAACAATTCGGCTGGGAATGCGAACTGGAACCAACGCGGGCGGTGAACTAATGGCCAGCTGTTTTGTCACACAGCCGGAAATATGTATCAAAAGAAAGCATGGAATTCAGAACGGTGCCAAAGGTTGCACAATCAAATTAGACACTTAAAGACAGCAAGTAGGCAAACGTGTGGCAGTAGGCTGGCATGACTGGCAGGACGGCACGGGAATAAGTCCGAACGAAGAAATGGTGTCGCCAATTAGCAAACGCATTAAAATGACAAAGAAAGTGGGCAATGTGCGAAAGCGGATGCTGACGCGCGAAAGAATTCTGCTAATAGTGGAATATCTGAACAGACCCGAAAAACAAAAGGAATGGACTAACGAGATACGCGCCGCATGGCATGACTGGTTAGGACACTTAGACGAAAACGTTACGCGGCTTTACTACCAGCTTCGCTATATGGTATGGAAGCCGCGCGCGTTTATTGTCTTCGACAAGAAAGAAAACAATAAGCACCGTGTAATCTATGCCAGCAGGCCGGAAGAATTGATAGTAGACATTTTGTATTTCGACTGTCTTCAGTACGTCTTCATGGAAAAGAAGCATATCATACCAGCCAACAGCTACGGCAGCATCAAGGGCAAAGGCCAGCATGACATGCGGCGTGAGATTATCCGCAAAGTGAGGCATAGGCCGGACTTATTCGTAGGTACTGGCGACACGGCCAAATTCTACCCTACAACAAACCACGAAGTGCTGCTGAAGATACTGGCAGACCATATCAAAGACAAATGGCTGCTTTGGCTGTCTGAAGTGAATCTTAGCCGCATGGGTAGCGTAGGCATGGCTTTAGGACTGCCAAGTAGCAACGTGTTAGGTCATGTTTACCACGCAGCGACAGACTGGCAGCTTTTGTTAGCCTATAAGATACGCCGCTACTACCGCTTTTGTGACGACAAATATATGATACACAAAGACGTAAACTATCTGCATACGGCTATGCGCGTGCTACGTGCCAGTGTTGAGGATGATATGAAGCAAACGCTGAAAGCTAACTGGCGCGTGCTGAATGTGGAAAAAGAACGCTTTGAGTGTTTGGGCGCAATGGTGAACAGCAGGCGCGCGTGGCTTCGACGTGTGAGCCGCCGGAGAGTGGAAGCAATGATGAAGACGCGCATACGTGAGGGCTGGAACCCGGAAAAGGCTATGCAAAGCTGGGCTGGCGTTAGCGGCAGTCTGCGAGATTTGGACGTGGCGAACCTTATAAACTACTGGAAACGGAAATACCCGGAATTTTTCGACATGCTGGCTGCTGGCCGTGCAGAGGTGAAGCGCAGGCACAGACAAAAGGCATGGCACAACAAACTGAAAAAGATACTAACAACCGCGCCGGACTTCAGAAGCCCGGAGCATAAAGCACAATATCCGCTATATGGACTTATCGACATCGAGGGGGCAAAAGATACTAAAGCACCAGTATTTAGGAAAGCGCGCCTACTGCGGCCAGCTGCTTTACAAGCCGCTGCTGATTTGCCATTTTGAGATAACGGCCAGTCAGTTGCACGCAGGAAAAGAGATGCTGGCAGCGCAAGTGTACTATGTGGAAGACGGCGCAATAGAAGCGCGTCTGCTGTTAGCAGAGGGCTACAAGTTGCTGAAGACAATACGCGGCACTGAAGCAGAACTGCCACATTACACGAAGATAATAAGAAAGCGTGACGGGTACTATTACTTTGCCGCGCTGAACGACAAAGAGAAAGAACCACTTAAAGTTATAGAATATGATTTACAAACAAGACGAAGCCAACAGCCGCCAGCCGGAAGTGCAGACGGTAGCCACGCGCGACGGTAAGACCGTGAAGCGCGTCTATTTTAATCATTCAGAGCGTGAAGTAACCGACGAAGCAGGCGAGGGCGAGGAACCACGCCAGCGTACCGTACATGTGGCCAACTACATCGAACTGGAAACAGACGAGACAGAAGCGACGGCCATAGCACGCCAGTTTATGAAGCAGGCCATTAACGACTACGACAACAGCGCAGCCATTAATGAATTCAGCTTTGAAGTTGAGGCCATAGGCACTACTATTCCCTACTGGCTACCCGTGGCGAAGCGCGCACAGATACGCGAAAGCGTCAGCGCGTGGAAGTCAGCCCGTAAAGGTAACTACCATTTGGATATTAGGGAGTTTGATTTGTCGCCGGAAATAGAATGTGCAAAGCTGCTGGCCATGTTGCAAGAACTGGAAGTGTACGCGGTGAAGTGCTACAACCAAACCAGCGCACATTTGGCCGCTATTGACGACATGACTTTGACCGTGGAAGAAATACTGGCGTATGACTTCACGGCAGGCTATCCCGAAAAGCTAACATTTACCATCTAAGAAAATGAAGAAAATCGTCAGAGGCAATGCCCAATACATCAAAGTGCAGATAGCTGACACGACAGCGGACGTTACGCAAATGTCCGAAGTACGTCTGCGTCTGACTACCAGCACGGGCGGCGGCTATGACGTGCCAGTAGTAGCGGCTGACGGCGAAGATAACGAACTTATCGGCATCGTACCGCCGTCAGTCGTCTGCGGCTGCTACGGCATAGAACTGACGGCAAAGGTGGGCGCGCTGCCAAAGCGGTGGGCGCAGGAAGACAGCGTAGAAGTGGTAAACTGGAACGCTGACGCTGAAGCCGGAGAGGAAGCCGACGACGTGGTAGACTTCACGCTGGGCGTAACGCCGTTTGAATGGCCAAACTTTGAAATCGACCCGGAAACGCTGGGGCTTACGGTGGACGGTATGGCAGAAAACTTTGAACTGAACGAGCAAGGCCAGCTTATTTATAACACTTAGCAGTTATGAACGGTATAACAATATTCAGCAGCGACACGCTGCGTTTGGTGTTTACGGGATTCAGTGCGCCAGTCTTCGCAGTCATTATGCCTACGCATAAATTCGTACTGGCTTTGATACTGGTAGCGTCTTTTAATATTTGGGCTGGTATGAGAGCCGACGGCGTGGTTATATTCCGCTGCAAACGCTTCAGTATGAAGAAACTGCGTGGCGCGCTGGTAGAACTGGCTTTGTATGTATCTATCTTATGGCTGATTCATGGCGTTATGTGGCTTTGCGGTGACGGTACAGCCGCCGTGTATGCCGCGAAGACACTAACATACGTTATCATGTATGTGTACGTGCAGAACGCTTTCAAGAACTTAGTCATAGCGTACCCTAAGAACAAAGGGCTTTGGATAATCTACTTAGTAATACGTTTGGAACTGAAGCGGCTACTACCCGGACACATTAGCGAACTGGTAGACCGCTACGACAAGAAACACAAAGAAGAAAATGCAGAAGAATAAAGCTGTTATCATATTAGGCACGGCACACTTAGCCACTACGCCCGGCAAATGCAGCCCGGACAGCAGGCTAAAAGAATACGCCTACAGCCGCGCGCTGGTGGCTGACATCAAAGCGAAGCTGGAAGCATACGACTATCATGTAATGGTAGACTATGAAGACATGACACCGTGTAAGGACATGCAGGCTACTACGGCCAAAGGCCAGCAGCAGCGCGAACTGGAATATAGGGTGAAGTTTGTAAACGCCGCTTGTAAGCTGTTTAAGGCTGCTAACTGCATGTATGTGTCTATTCATGTGAACGCCGCCGGAAACGGTGGCCAGTGGCTTAACGCACGCGGCTGGAGTGCCTACACGTCTGTAGGTAAGACAAAGGCCGACACGCTGGCAGAATGTCTTTACAAGGCCGCTGAAGCGAATCTAAAAGACTACGCAAAGACTTTCCCGGCTACGGAAAAGGTGCAGAAACCTATACGCAGAGACACAACAGACGGCGACAGCGACATGGAAGCCGCTTTGTACGTGCTGAAGCATACGGAATGCCCGGCGGTGCTGACAGAAAACATGTTTATGGATAATAAGGCAGATACCGACTGGCTGCTGTCTGAAGACGGAAAGCACGCGCTGGCGCGTCTGCATGTTGAGGGTATAATTAAATACATCGAAAGCGTATGAAGAAAGCCATCTACATTATACTGGCCGCGCTGCTGCTGGTTGCATGTGCCAGTAAGAAGCACATAGTAAGGACTGAAAGCGACCAGACTTCGACCAGTCACGTAGAGGCTGGCCAGCAGACTGACAGCACAACCAGCCAGCAGACGACTACGCAGACGTTTGAAGTACAGACTGACAGCACTACGGAAACGCTGACATTCCAGCTGACTGACAGCGGAACCGTAAAAATTAACGCTGACGGCCAAATTAGTGCAGAGGGTGTGAAATCATTCACGAAAGAAACAAAACGCCGTCAGAACGGCAGGAAAGTGGCAAAAACGGAAGATTTAGCACATTTGAACTATCATAATAAAGTAGATTTGATAGACGACAGCCAAAATACACACTGGCAGAAAGCTGACAGCACAGACGTACAACCAGCGGAAGCCGGAAGCGGTGGCGGCTGGCAGAACTGGCTACTTAACGGCGTGGCTACACTGGTGCTGGCAGGCTTAGTAATAGCCGTGGGCTGGTGGCTTATTAAACGCTTCTTGTTCATACGACATAAATAATTTAATAAAAAAGAGTAGATTTATTTCTTTTCTCGCCGCTGGCTTGCATGTGAATGTAGGCCAGTTTTCTTGTATATACCTATCTGCAAAAAGTTGAGGCTGAAAGTATATACTTTGCCGGAAAATTAGTACCTTTGTGCTAACTGATAGAAAGAACACATGGAAAGAAGAAAGAAATCAAACAGCGGAGCCAGTCAGAAAGCGCGTCTGTTTAAGATAGATAACGAACTGCTGGACTGGTTAGACAAGCAGCCGAACAAAGGCCGCTATGTGAATGAGTTAATACGCCGCGACATGCTGGCGGCTGATTCTGTTGGCTACGCTGCTGCTGTTGAGGCTGAAGCACGGCGGCAGAATGTAGCAGACGAAGAAATAGACGGCGAAGACACTATGCGCTGCTTTCAAACGCTGAAGCGCGGCGGCATGTTTGACACCGTGATATTATGGAAACACAGAGACGCGGACAAATACGACGGGCTTTTTGAGGACGCGCGGACGGTGAAGTGTACCGTACCATCGGCACGCATTACGACGGCAGAGGCAGAGGGTATTAAACTTGAAGGCTGTCTGATAGCACGCATACAGCTTAAAGACATCGTGGAACTGGAACACGCAGGCATCAAATATTTTATTAACGAATACAAATACCAAAGCAGACATGGTAAAGACGACGTATGAGAAAGGCGCGGTGCTGGTTACTGGCAGCGACGCGAAGCATGTAGAAATATATCGCTTCAAAGAGAAAGTGGAAGTAGAGCGTAAGCCCGGCGGCTGGTATGTAGACGGTAAGCTGGTAGACCTACGCCAGTATTGTGTGAGAGTGCCAAAAGCGGATGCTGAAAAGATTCTGCGACGGCTAAAGGCAAATGCAAACGTACAAATCAAACAAACAATAGTATAGAAATGAATACAAAAGAACTACTGGAAGCCGCGCTAAAGCAGGCTGAAAAGAACGGGGAAACTATGCTGGTGCTTCACTGGAACGCCGGAGAGTGCCAGCACATGCAGACTGGCGACCCGGCAGTTATTGCAGGCTGCATGAGTATGATATTAGGCGACGGCATGGGCGACGACGGCAAAGAGTCTTCGCAGGCTTTCGCGCTGGCCTACTGCGTGGCTGGTGCTACCATCGAGAAAGAGGGGCTTTTCATCTGCGACACCATTAAGGACATGGCCAGCGAGATAGAAGACGACGAACCCGGAAACTAAAGAGAAAGCCGGACTATTTGCCCGGCTTCTTTTCTAATTCCTTTGCTACCGTATCGAAGTCTTTCTGTACGTCAGCGTCTAACGTGGCAGCGTATCTTTGCGTTTGCCGCGTGTTTGTGTGTCCTAACATACGGCTGACATTCTGAAGACGGGAGCCGTGGGAAAGCATGTAAGTGGCAAAGGTGTGGCGCGCCAAATGGGAATATAGGCGGCGTTTTAGCCTACATTCAGCCGCTACCAGCTTCAGCATAGCGTTATACTGCGAATTTTCCATGACTGGCAGCACGAAGTCGTACTTTTTGGCTACTTCATAGGCTGGCGGCAAAAGCTGGCTGAAGTAAACCACGCCGGACTTCACGCGCTGGCCGTGGTATATCCATTTACCATCTACCAGCTTGTAATCGTTAAAGTCAAACGCCACTAAGTCAGCGTAGGCCATACCAGTGAACATTTGGAAAATAAACAAGTCCGCTGCTATCTGCATGGTGGGCGTAGGCATGGGCGTGTTTACTATTGTCATCATTTCCGCTTCAGTAAGGTAGTCAGCCGTCTGTCTATCGCCGCGCTTTATAACGTCAGCCGGAATACGGTTATAGGGATTTTCCGGGATAAGACCGCGTATATAGGCATCGTTACAGAACGCTTTGAGGCATTTATGGTAATTGTAAATGGCAGAATCGGAAAGCGGCAACTTATCGCGCGCCGTGCTGCGTATCTTACGGCTACGGTTGTCGCCTATAGTCTGACGGTGCAGCCATTCGTTATATTCCAGTATGCCAGCAGCCGTTAAGTCAGTGAAGCGACGAAGACGGCCATAGCGTATAAGGTTATTAACAAATACGTCGTAGCGGGCGCGTGTACCATCAGCGACATGGCGACTGGCGGCGCGGTCAGCTACGAAGTCTAAAAAGTTGTCGCCGGAATCATCTACGCGAACCAGCGACTTAAAAGCCGACATGTCTATAGGCTGGCCGCTTTCTAAGCAGTCGTTAATGTATTTGTCTATCTGACGGCGCATTATGCTTATACGGTTGTTGAGGCTGGCAGCGTTTGGCAGATTGACGACTAAGTTACGCTGCCACTGCGACGGCAGCACACTGATACCAGTAGCGACATATTTCTGAACTTTGCCGCTGGTTATGCGTATTTCTATCTTTCCGGGTATGTCAGCGGCAGACTGCTTTTTTCTGTCAAAGACATACGCTATTAGTGGGATATTCATATAAAAGTAATACTTTTGCGGTAATAACAAGGATATTTGGTAATACTACGGTAATACTGGCGTGCATATTGGTGCATATTGGTGCATGAATTCCGGCGCGCCGTGGCGAGAGTGTAGGCTGGCAGAATAAGTCTGTAACGCCTAAATACAAAGAAAACCGGGCTGTTTGACCCGATTTTCCTCAAGTTTGCTTTGTGACCCGTTTGGGGTCAGAGACAAAGCGCACTAATCGGGTAGTAATCAGTTACTTAATGTCTTTATAACTCCATAGCGGTAATACTTTTAATTAAATTAATACTTACTTATACTTTTCTGCCAGCGTGTGAAGTCTGTCTACGCTGGCTTTTTCTTCTTTCTTCAGACTTTCGCCTACTTCTTTGCTTTGCTGCTGCTGGCAGGCTTCTATCTTTCTTTCCCGATTACCTACGCGGCGCATAACGAGACAGAAAGCTATAAACGCGGCAATTAACCAAACTACTATAGTCATATCTTTGGAAACATTTTAATAATTACACAGCCGCTTTCTTTTGTTGAGGCTGCAAACTAATACCTAAAATTCGCAGGGCGTTATATACGCCGTTTAATTCGCCACGAAGCGCGGCCACTTCATCGGTAGGCTTTGCCGTATCTGCTAAAAACATAGTACCATTACCGCGCAAAAGCCATTCTGCTGATAATTCCGGGATGCTGGCCAGTATGCTGTCTATTAACTCAAATGACGGTGAACGTTTGCCCAAAAAGTAGTTATTTACCGTCGTTTGCTTCATGTTAATAGCGGCTGCAAAAGCGTTTATACTTTCGCCGCGCGCTTCTAAAAGCTGCCTAATTCGTTGAATTATAATACTTTCCATAATTTTTCTAATTTAGAATAAATATAAATAACACATCTGAACTAAAGATTTACGCCATTTGTCTTGGTAGTTTAAGACATTTGTCGTAACTTTGCCAACGAATTCCGAAACGTGTTTCAAAACACGCTGCAAAATTAAGAAAAATAATTCAAATTACAAAGCTAATTCAAGAAATTATGGAAACAAAGAACGGTATCAAGTTTTATCAAGTGTTAGTTACAGACTGGCACGAATCAAGTTTAGACGCTACTTATAAGCACGTATTTAACTACGCTACACTGGCCGAAGCTATGCGCTGCCCGTTTTATGTAGGCGACGACAATAAGCATGTAGGTGAGGGCGAAAAGTTTGTAGACCCGATTACTGGCGTAGAGAAATACCAGTATCATTTCCAGTATCTCGACATTCATCAGCAGGCCACTATCGAACTACGCCACGAAAAAATGGCTGAAGACGAAAGAGGTACAAAGGTACTTATCTATCAAGTGCTAATTAAAGAAATAGTATTATAAGTAATCATGGCCGGGTGTAATTCCCGGCCACTAAAAACAAAGCCTTATGAACAAAGCAAGAAGAAAATGGCTGGAAGACGTAATAGCCAAACTGGAAGAACAAAAAGAAGAACTGGAAAGCATCCAGTGTGAAGAACAAGAAAGCTACGACAATATGCCGGAATCTCTACAATATTCAGAGCGCGGCGAAGCTATCGAAGAAAACGCTAACGACTTAGACAGCTACGTCAGTGACTTGCAAGATGTAATAGATAACTTACAAGAAATCATAGACCGCTAAAACTATACGACTATGACGGTGCAGGCTGAATTAAAGAACTTAGAGAAAGTACAAGCCCGTTTGGTGCGCTTTTGTAACTATATCGAAAAGCACCACGCCGGACACTACGACGACTTGTATATGAAGCTGGGGCAAGTTATAGGAACCATAGAAGACGCTTTGACTTTTGACGAAGACAAGTTGTAATAACCAGCAGCCCGGCTTTCCCGGCTGGGCTGCATAAAGATAGAAAGAAGTATGGCACAATACAGCACCAATATAAATGTACCAGCACTTAGGGCTGAAATAAATAAGGAGTACATAATACAGATACTGCGAAAGGACAAAACAAGCAGGCTGGTGGGCTTCACGCGCCTTTGTCTGCTGGTAGGTGACTTGCACGCTATACACTACTGCCAAAAGGCTTTGAAGATTTACGCTGCAAAGAAATCATTTAATCATCATTCCGGCGGCTTCAGCGTGGTTTTTTATAGGCGGTAGTATAGTTATCCACTGAAGACATAACAGCGGCTTAGAAACGACATTTAACAGAAAATTAACAATAGAAAGAGATATGGCAAAGATACAACAGAATGACGGCTACATGGTAGTAGCTATCAGTAACGACGAAACAAAGAAACTGCGTGCGCGCCGCATCATGCTTAAAGACGGGTGCGCTTACGATAAGAATGGAAAGTGTATAGCTGGCAGTCCGTGGAGTTTTCAAGGCTGGAAAATGACGCTTTGGAGTGCTGACGGTGAAAAACGCTACAGCTGGACTACAAAGAACGGTACTAAAGCCAACTATTACCATTTTAAGACTAAGAAAGACGTACTGGCCGCTATCAGTACCGTATGGCATGGAATCTTTAGCGAAGCCGCCGCTGAATTGAGTGTTAAACCAAAGAAATAGGTAGTTATGGAAAGTATCAAGTTAATGAACGGTGAAGTGGTGCAGCTGCCAGTCAGCGAGACAGAAGACCGTAAGCGTTATGAGTGTGTCAGCAGACAGCAGGCTTTGGCCGTCAGCATGGCTTTACTGGTAGCCGGGCAAATCGGCCAGACTATATGTAAGGGAAATGAATACGCAGTAATAATCAAAAAAGCATAGTATCAATAATATGGATAAGACAAATGAAAAGTACGAAAGCGTGCGTGAAAAACTTCGCAAATTACAAGCACTGGCAGAACGTGGCTATGGCGGTGAAGTTGAGGCTGCAAAGGCTGGTATCAAAAGGCTTTGTGAACGCTACGGCATTACGCCGGAAGAGTTACTGGAAATGCAGGACAATGACAAGAAAGAACGCTACACATTTACGGTAGGCCGTACAAACCTTATGCGTACACTATTCACGCAGTGCTGTTGTAAGGTAATGAAAGTAAGAAGTTATAACTGCTGGCACATAGGCCGTGACAGAATACGGCTGGAAATTACAAAGGCGCAGTTTATCGAGATTAACGAACTATTTGAGTGGCACAAAGCGAACTTAGAGCGCGAGAGAGACGAACAGCTGAAGCTACTGGCAGAAGCCTACATAATGAAGCATAACTTATATAGTGGCGTAAAGAACGAAGACGACGAAGATAAGCCACTGACACATGAAGACCTAATAAGGCTACAGAAAGTTATGTTTATGGAAGCTACACTGGCAGACAGACATTTTCAGAAACAATTAGAAAGCAAATAAGTATGAGTACAGCAGAAATCAAATTAACCGCTAACGAGCGTAGAAAAGCAGACCGTGAAGCAGCAGTAGCGGCCAGCTTCAGAGAGATTTGGCCAGTAGTGCAGGCTGCTGGCTACAAGCCAAACAGAGCCTTAGACGAAGTGGCAGAACGTCACGAACTGACGCGCGCCGGAGTGGTGGGAATACTGCGTAGGCTGGGAATCTATAAGAGTGCAAAGCAAATCATTCTAAACTAAGAAGCTATGCTGAACCGAAACGACGCGCGCATGATAGCCGAAGAACTGCATAAGTTGAGGCTGGCAGATAACCCGTATTACGGTGACGAACTGCTGACGACTAAGCAGCTGGCAGAACGCTTGAACTTGTCAGAATCATACGTTAGGCATAACGCTAAAGACTGGCCGCGCCTAAAGGTAGGTAAAGCAGACTGGCGTTATCCATATAACAATGTCATAGGCTATTTGGCCAGTCGTAGCGTATAACTTCAAACCCGGAAAGATTATGAAAGATAGCTTTATCTTATACACAGCGCAGTATGAAGCACTGAAAGAACTGGCTATAGAACAAAAAGGCCAGCTGCTTGACTGCTTATTCCAGTACGCTATTACTGGAACTATGCCAGCCACAAACAGCGAAGCGGTGCGCGTAGCTATGAACTTCTTACGCATACAGATAGATATGGATAGCACCAAGTACGAAAAGCGGTGTGAAAAGAATAAGGCCATAGCCTTAGAACGTGAGCGTAAGAAGAAAGAAGCACAAGAAAACACGAACGTAAACGAACGTGTACGAAAGAATACAAAAGTAAACAAACGTACACAAACGAATACAAACGTAACTGATAATGATAATGAGAATGATAATGAAAATGTAAATGATAATGAGAATGATAATGAAAATGTAGAAACTAACGTTTCTTTTTCTTCTTTACACACACAGACAGACACACACGCGCATGAAGCTGGGGAAGAAAAAAAAGAAAAAAATAATAATGACCCGTGGCAGGCTGACAACGAAGAAGCAGCATTTATTTTGATAATGCAATACTTCAATAAGTGCGTGCATCTGTACCGTAGCGACATTAAGCCAGTGCGTGCGCTGACAGAAGACAGACGGCAAAAGCTGCGTGTTATTCTTAATAAATACCAGTCAGCGCATTTGCGTACTGCTGTTAGCAACGCAATGCAAAGCGACTTTCTGAATGGCCGGACAAAGCGGCGCAAAGCTGCTGCTGACTTCGACTGGATAATGGAAGAAAAGCACTTTGTGCAGTGCATAGAAAATTCACTTTAATGGGGCATCGAAAATGAGTGTAAAAAATTGCAAAATGGGGCTATCGTTAATTGAGTGCCGGACGGGGCGCGTAACCCTCTCCCCGAAACCGTCTTCACACGCGGGGCTGTTTGGCCGTTTTGGAAATGGGAAAAATAAGGCTGTTTGGGCGCGTTTGCGCTGGCGACTGATAAGGTGGCGGGGTGTGTTTTTAATGCCGTCTACGCGGCTGGAAATAGTCAAAAACGCCACTTTCAAAAATGGGAATTTCGCGCACATGGCCGCGCGCTGGCGCGCATGTTGGCAGCATAACCGAACCTACAAAAGTATATAAATGTATGACTGACGAAGAAAGAAAGAAGCTGGGCGCAGAAGCAGCCGCGCCGCTGAAAGCTATAGCAGAATGGCAAAAGAAGCAGGCCGTCTTCTTTCTGCCACATCTTAAAGACGTGCTGCGTAGAATTCAGAACTTACAAGTGGCATGTACTGGCGTGCTGGAAATGACGGTACGCACAGACTTCAGCCCGGACTGGCAGGACGGCGTGCGCTTAATGGTAATATGCCAGCTGCGTAAAAACAGCGGTACGCTACGACACTTTGCTTTCTATTCATGGGATAAGACGGCCACAATGGAAACGACGCTGGCAGAACTTAACCAGCATGTGCAATTTCTAATAGAACTGGATAAACAGCCAGCGTATGAAACGAAAACGTAATAAAGAGTTTTGGCGGCTGCTGGGGCGTGCTGTCATAGCGTGGGAAACCATCAAGAAAATGGAAGAATATAAAAAGCAGAATTGTATAACTTCAAAATTTAAGAACGTATGACTTACGAAAACTTAGTGATTCTATTGGGAAATGTCGGCAGGGAGCCGGAATTTCAAGGTTTACAGAACGGCGGGCTGGTGGCGCGCTTTTCACTGGCTACCAGTACGGGCGGCTTCACTACCAAAGACGGCAGGGAAATTCCTAAAGTAACGCAGTGGCATAACATAGTCTGCTGGGATAAGAACGCGGAATATGTGCAGAAGTATGTACGCAAAGGTGCTTTTATCTATGTGCGCGGTATGCTGAAGTACGACACATATACAAACGAACAAGGCCAGCAAGTTACAGCCGCGTACATCGACGCTTCTATGCTGACACTGACAGAGAGAAAGCAGCAGGCTGCGCCGCTACCCGGTGACGTGCCAGTTAGCAGTCTGCCACGTATGTAACCACTGGAAGTTATGACCTACGAAGAAATGCTGAAGCAAAACAAAGCCGAAGTAGCCGGGCTGAAAGCCAAACAGCACTACGACAACCCGGAAGAACGGCTGCAAATGGACTGCGTAGAGTGGTTTAGATACCAGTACCCGCTACACTGGCGGCAGCTTTTCGCAGTGCCAAACGGCGGCAGCAGAAACAGGAAAGAAGCCGCTAACATGAAAGCCGCTGGCGTGGTGGCTGGTGTGGCAGACTTGATTCTGCTAATACCAAATGACAAATACGGCGCGCTTTGTATTGAACTGAAGCATGGAAAGAACAAACAGACAGACTTACAAAAGGAGTGGCAGGCATCTACAGAGGAACACGGAAACTTGTACGTCGTCGTCTACACACTGGAAGAATTTATTTCTATTGTTAAACAATATCTTAAAACAGCAAAATTATGAAGACAAGTATCATTTTGTTAGCACTGGCAGCACTTTTTACTTTTGTGCTGGCCGTAGTAAGTAATCAGTTTAAGCATATCAAGCTGTCCGGCTGGCTACTGGCAGCGTGCTTTATACTGCTGGGTATCATGTTAGACCGCATCTATATTGCACTGATATGGTGAAGAAAACGACCAAAGTAAGCAGACCGCGCCGCGTAGCTGGCAACTGCATGACGTGCGCAAAAGCGCATCTTATGCAGTGGGGCAATGACCCGATAATAAGCCAGTGCGCGGCCAGCGGCCAGCGTGAAGTAGCCAGCGCGCCGCTACCAGCAGCGTGTCAGAACCGCTACGAAGAAGCGCGTGTGCTACCTTTGGAAATAGAACACTTTGCAAAGCATTAAGCGTATGGAACCGGGTACACAAGTATTTGTAAACTGGTACGGCCATGTATGTGCTGGAACGGTACTGGATAAGCAAAAGGCCAACTTTAGCGGCGAGATATGGAAAGACTGGATAGCTATTTCTATGCAAGTGCCAGCGTCAGACGGTAAGCCGATAGTGGCAGGCTGTTACAATATATGTGCCTATCATAAGAAGCATGTCTATGATACCAGCGAAGCAGCAGCAACCGCGTGGCGTGAATTCCAGACACGAAGCCAGCAGACAAAGCCGGAGCCAGCCGCGCCAGTGGAAGCCACACTGGAACCAGTGGCACAGCCGGACGGCGAAGACTGGCTGGCAGACAGCCGGGCTTTCTTGAAAGCACACTGGAACCATGAACGCAACCACATACAAGTAGATGCTATTCCCGACTATATGCGTATATTCCGCGCTGACGTGTGCCGACATATCGGCTATAAAGACCCGGAGCCAGTAACGCCGGAGCCAGTAACGCCGGAACTACCAAAACCCGTGCTACCAGTGCCGGAACCAGTAGAACCAAAACACGCAGAACCAGCCGGAAATAATGCGCAAAAACAGCCGGAAATTATACGCAGGCCAGCGCGCCGGAAAAAGAAGCGCGAAGAATCAAGTAAATATATTCAATTATCATTCGACTTTTAGATAGAAAGAATTATGAGAAAAAGGACAAAGAAGCAGCGCACAGACGGCTACCGTGGCCGCTGGACGGTTACGGGCGTTAATAGACTTACTGGTGAGCGCGAAAGTATTACCATACCGTGCCAGTACGAACAAGCTAACGCCATCTATGAGAGATTGAAAGCCAAACGCGCCAGCCAGCGCAGTTACACACGCCCAAAGCTGGAACGTGCGAGGGGGGGGGAGTTACCGCTATTCAGTTAGAACTATTCAAATGACATGGCTATGAAACAGAGATATTACGACACTGCCACTGGCAGACTTTATGAACGTCACACTGGCTGCATTACACTGGTGCGTGTATGGACTGGCCAAATGTTAGCAGATTTGCGCCGCTGGTATGCCACTACGACTAACGACGAACTGGCCGCGCTGCTGGGCGTGTCACGGTGCAGCGTACAGCGTAAGGCAAAGCAGTTAGGACTTCAGAAAGATGCTGGCTGGCTACATAAGCTACGCCATCAGTCTTTGACGTGGGCGCGGATAAGGAATAACAAGTTAGGCCGTGGCCGCTTTCAGCCCGGCAACCGCATAGGCGCGGCCAACTGGTTTAAGTGTGCGCAGGCGTAAGTATATACTTATGCAGGCGCGAAGAAATTACAAACGAAATAAAAGTATATACTTATGATAGAAGAAAACGAAAACCCGGTACGAAAGTTTGATACCAGCCGCTATGATATTTACATCATCAAAGAAGCCGTGGACGTGTGCGCTATCCAGCTTAACGAAGACATTCCGGCTATGCTGAAAGTGCAGGGCGTGGCGCGTGCAGAATGGGAACACCATATAACGACCTACGCCAGCGGTAAGAAAGAAGACTATAAGGTGCTTAAATATATCATAGCAGACAAAGGCGCGGCTTATCCCGGCGACTGGCTGGTATGGAACGGAAACTATCTGCAAATCATGTTTGACGCAGAATTTAAGCAGAAATATAAACCCAAACGTGCTAATAATGCAAAATAATTACTACCTTTGTAGTGTGTTTTCATAGCACTTGAATTAGCTTTGCCAGTCTGCGAAGATAGGCGGTAATACACAAGGATTTTTAGTTAAACATAGGCTTTGGCGCGCCAGCGGGCGCGCTTTTTTGTTAGCACAAATGAACTAACTTTGTGAAAATCTTAGTACCTTTGTGCCAAACCTATTAGTTTTTGCTGATTATGAAAGAAATCGAATTTGTAAAAGTAGGCACACGCCTACTGAAAGCAGACGCAGAACGTCTTAAAGCCGTGGCAAAGCGTAGCGGCTTCAGTAGTGACTACGCATTAGTGCGCTATCTTATTCACACGTTTTTGCGCGTGGCAGACCCTAAGAACGACGTTATAGACGCGCCGTTAGCACCTGAATTTATAGAGTTATTCAGCACTGACAAAGGACAGAAGAAACGGCTGGAAGCTGTCTATAAGAACTTTGGGCGTGCAGCCTACGCGCTACGTGACTTTCACATGAAAGCCGGAGATTATGACAAGCCGGAAGCTGGCGACGTTATAGCTGACGAAGTAGCCAGTATGTTTGAAGACTGCGAGAATGAGGGCGCAGTGAAGACATACCCGGCTAACGTACTGAAACGAACCGTAAAGTAAGCGTATGGCCAAAGACGACAACTATAACAGAATCATTCACGGCAAAGAGTGGCGGCGCGTCAGTAAGCTGTATAAAGCCGCGCATCCGCTATGTGAAGAATGCGAAAAATGGCCAGCTACGGCGGTACATCATCGCAGACCGCTGGAAACGTTTACGAATTTTGGCGACATGCTGGCAGCAGCATACGACTGGCAGAATTTGGAAAGCGTTTGCCAAAAATGCCACGACAAACTGCATAAAGAACTGGATAGCCATAACTTTGCCCGTAACAAGGAACTGGCGGCGCGCCGGAATGAAGACCGCGCCAGCAGCATACTATCACTATTTGAAGACTAAGGACATGGCAGACGAAAAGAAGCAAAGACACCTAATAGGCGACGACAAAACCATGAAGCAGCGAAAAACAAACAGCTTCATGGACTTAATACGCGCCGCGCTGGAAGTAGCCGACTTATACAAGCCGGAAAAGGAACCAGCCATATACATACTGGCTACGTTACTGGAACTATACCAAAAGACGCGCGCCGCCATCGACAAAGACGGGCTGACGGTAGAGAATAGCACAAAGACGACTTTTAAGACGGTGGCGAACCCGGCAGTGGCTATGAATCTAAGCTATGCCAAAGCTATACAGAACTACTTACAGCAGTTAGGCTTATCCGCTGCAATGGCCAAAGCTGGCGACGCTGGTAGTAGTGGCGGCGGCAGTGATATGGCAGACAGCCCGCTTACAGAACTGCGTAAAGCTATCGAGGGCAACAGAACGCCCGTAATACTGAAGCTGAAGACTAACGTATAGTGACAGATAGCGAGAAACAAGCAGCCCGTGCGCTGAAAGAAGCCGTTAGTAAAGAACTGGCAGCTATCAGCGTGGAAGCGTACAACTTGACAGCTATCGACTACAGACTGGAAGTGTACGCCCGTGGGCTTATTATGTCGCCGGAAAAACACAACCTTTGGGAACTGCTGGCACTTCGCAGATTCTTTGAATTTCTGAAAATATACGAATTCCGTATCAATGAAGTGCAAAACTACATAGTCTTCTACGAAAGTCTGAAGTTTGACGGCTTACATGGCCGGACACGCTACAAAATGACACCCGTACAAGTCTTTCAGTTTGCCAACATCATGGGCTTTTACACTGAAGACGGTAAACGGCTTATCCGTGACGTGCTGCTGTTTGTGCCGCGTAAGTTTGCGAAGACTACCAGCGTAACCAGCTTTGCTATTTATGACTTGTTAGTAGGCGACGCAAACGCACAAGCCTACACAGCGGCCAACAGCTACGAGCAGGCGCAAATCTGCTTTAGGGAAATCAAAGAAGTGCTAAAAGGCTTAGACCCACAATTAAAGTCGTTTAAGCTGAAGCGCGAGAAAGTGGAATGGATAGACACAGCCGCCAGCGGACGTACTGCATTTGTGCGCTGTTTGGCCAGCAAAGCCGACACGCTGGACGGCTTGAACGCCAGCACCGTTATTATGGACGAATACAGCCAAGCCGACAGCAGCGAACTTTACGGCGTGCTGACTACTTCAATGGGTGCGCGTCTAAACCCGCTTACTATCGTTATCACTACGGCTTCAGACAAGCCAAACGCGCCGTTTGTGTCAATGCTGAACCGCTATAAAAGCATACTACGCGGCGAAGTGGAAAATGACCGCGTATTTGCCCACATCTTTGAGCCGGACGTGGACGACGCGCCGGACGACCCGGCAACGTGGGCAAAGGTGCAGCCACACTTAGGCATAACGGTACAGCCGGACTACTACGCCGCTGAATGGGAGCGCGCGCAGACAGACGCAGAGGCCATGAAGACGTTTTTAACTAAGATGCTGAATATATTCGTAAGCGGAAATTCAAAGCCGTGGATAGAGGGCGCAACCGTGCGAGACCATAGCGAACAGATAGACATAACGACGTTAGGCGCGCCAGCAGACTGCGAAGTAGGCATAGACTTGTCAGTAGATAACGACTTTTCCGCTGTCAGCTACTTTATATATCTCAAAAACCGAAAGCAGGGCTACATTAAGACAGACTACTATTTCCCCAAAGGCCAGCTGGCTACGCATCCGAACCGCGAACTATACAAGAAATGGGCTGAAGCTGGCTATCTGCATCTATGCGAGGGCAATATAATAGACTACCAGCAAATCGTTAAGGACATTTGGGGTTACAGCAAATATCTGCGAATATGGAAGTTTGGCTATGACCGCTACAAGTCTGCTGAATTCCGTAACACGCTGATAGCATGGGGAGCCAGCAAAGACCAGCTATTTGACTATTCACAGACAGCCGTACACTTTACCGCGCCAGTGCTGGCCATGAGTAGGGGCATAGAAAAGAACTATTTAGTATTTGAGCCGAACCCGATAACGCAGTTTTGCTTTGATAACGCCGTGCTGGTAGTGGATAATATGGGCAACGCAAAGCCATTTAAGAAAAACGACAGCGAGAAAACGAAGATAGACGGCGTTATTACCGCGCTTATGGCTTTGGGTATGGCAGACAACCAAGTGCGTAAGGGGTAGGACATCGAGGGGGCAAAAGAAGCAATGGAACCAGTAATAATAAATCGAATTTTGCAAAATGGGTATATTTGACAGATTCAGAAAGAAGAAAAACGCCGGGCGAAGTTACAGCCGTGGCGCAGACCCTAACGTAATCGCCAGCACTACGGGCGACTTATCAGCCATCTTTGGCAATAACGAGGGTGTAAGCGAAACTACAGCCGTGCGTATAGCTACCGTGTTTAGGTGTGCCGACATCGTAAGCAGCAGTGTAGCCGGGCTGGGTATGAATGTGCTAAGACGTAAGACCGTTGAGGCTGACGGCGAAAGCTACCAGCTATTCAGTGTAGAAGAAAAGCACCCGCTTCAGTATCTTTTGAGCGAAAAGCCTAACGACGTGCTTACGGCTTTCGACTTTATGAAAAACGCCGTGCTTAACGTGCTGCTTCGCGGTAACGCCTACATTCTGCCAGTCTATGAGCGTGGCGAAGTTAAGAAGCTGCTGCTGCTGCAAAGCGACAGAGTGACTTACGACGCACTGACGAACACCTACGCCGTTAATGACGACTACAACCACGTACACGGCGAATATTACGCAGACGAAATCATACATTTGCGTAATTTCTCGTTAGACGGCGGCTATACTGGCAGCAGCACTATAGCCTACGCTGGTAAGGTGCTGCAAATCGGCATGAAGACCGACGAACTGCAAATAGACAGCTTTAAGCCCGGCAGCACTACGCGCGGCTTCATTTCCGGCGACAATACCGTAACGCAGGGCTTTGGCCAGCTGCAAGACGACCAGCTGGAAGCTGTCAGCGAGCGCGTAGAAAGAGAGTTAGGCAGCGGAAAGCGTATTTTCCAGTTACCGGGCGTTATGCGCTTCAATCAGCTGGCACTTTCCCCGGCTGACTTACAGCTGCTGGATAGTAAGAAGTTTAACGTGCTGGAAATTTGCCGCTTCTTTGGTGTGCATCCCGACAAAGTATTTGCACAGACCAGTACGAACTATAAGGCCAGCGAAAACAGCCAAACGGTGTATATGACTGACACGTTAGCACCTTTGCTTATCAAGATAGAAAACGAATTTAAGGTTAAGCTGATACCGCAAAGCGTGGCAGCAGACTACAAAATTAAATTCAATTTGGAAGACTACTACCAAAGCGACGTACTGGCAGAAGCCGACTACTTCACTAAAATGGTGCAGGCTGGCGGCATGACACCAAATGAAGTAAGACTGCGTAAAGGCCGTAAGCCGCTACCCGGTGGAAACAAGTTGTTTGTCAGCTGCAATGTAGCACCCGCTGACAGCGCAAAGATAAACGGCGACAAACAAACTGAAGCATCGAGGGGGCAAAATGCAGAATAAGTGACGTAATTATAAAACGACGCATAAAAATGAGTAAAACGAGAAAATTTACAAGAGCCTTTGAGGGTGAACACTTTCAACCGCGTGCCGTTGAGGGAACCCGGCGCATAGAGGGCTACGCTATCGTTTTCAATCAGCGCAGTGTATTTGTGACTGACTGGAACCTTTGGAAGCGTGTTATAGAAATTATCGCGCCTACGGCCATTAACGACGACCTACTGAAGCGTAGCGACGTTATAGCTACCGTAGAGCATGACAGCCGCCGTCTGCTGGCACGCAGTCTTAACGGCAAAGGTACGCTGGAACTATCCATAGACGAAACTGGCCTAAAGTATTCTTTTGAGTGCCCGGACACAGCCGACGGCAATTTTGTGTACGAACATGTGAAGCGCGGAAATATTACTGGCAGCAGCTTTATGTATGTCAATAAAGACGACGAATGTAATGTGACGTACACCAAAGAGACCGACGAAAACGGCAAAGAACAGATTATTAGAACGGTGAACACCATCGACAAACTGCTGGACGTAGCCGTAGTAATGCGCCCGGCATATCCAGCCAGCAGTGTGGAAGCACGCGCGGAAGAAATGAAAGAACTGGAAGCCGCCATTAAGCGCGCGCTGGGTGAAGCTGACGAAGACGACGGCAACGAAGACGACGAGACGCGCGAAGAAAAATACTGGCGTAGCCGTCAGCTTGCAAACGCCGCTTTGAAAGAAGCGTTAGACATCGAAATGAGACACTAAACTTATATTATTCACCAACTTTATAAAGTTACAATTATGCCAAAAAAGACTAAGAGCGTGGAAACACGCGCCAAAGAAAAGAATTTGCGCAGTCAGCTGGCAGCAAACAAGCTGAAAATGCAGCAAATCAGTGACAAACTGGTAGCCGAAAAGCGTGCTATGACAGACGAAGAGACTACAGAAATGGAGAATCTGCGTACTGCAAACCAGCAAATCAGCGTACAGCTGGACGTGCTGGAAGCACCCGACTACGAACCCGTGCAGGAGCGCGCCGACAGAGAGCTGGCCACTTCTGAAATTCTCGCATCTATGCGCAGTTTGCGCGGACTGCCTGACAAGTACGCTTATCTGCGTGCTACAGAAGACCCAAACCAAATGATTATCCCGGCCAGCGACGCAGAAGCTACACGCATTTTGCAGCGTGACGGCGGTACGCCAGCTATCCAGTCGCTTAACACCGTTACCCCGGTAGTGCCTATCACTATGCAGGATATTATCGAGCCGCTTTCGCATCTGCTTATCTACGACAAAGTAGGTTTGCGTATGCAGCACGGAATCGAAGGCCAGTGGAATTTCCCCGTGGTTAGTGGTGTTGAGGCTACTTTCTTAGGTGAGAACGTGGAAGTAACCGACAGCAAGCTGGACTTCAGCAAAATTACGCCGGAACCAAAGCGTTACAGCATCAGCATTCCCGTGTCTAATCTCGCTATGATTCAAGCCGTAGGACTGCGTAGCATCATCATTAACGCCATGTCTATGGGTGTGGCTAATCTGATTAACAAGGTTACTTTCAGCACTACGCAGGTAGGGCAGGCCGCTACTTTCCCGACTGGCCCATTTGTAGGCTGCGCCAACATCAACGCCGCTGCTACAAAGATTACCTACGCCGAAGCCGTAGCACTGAAGTATGCTGTTATCGGTAAGGGTGTGCTGGGTGCTGAATTCGGCTGCTATGTATGTACGCCGGAGACCTACGCAGAACTGGCAACCACGCCACGCGACGCTGGTAGCGGCCTTATGGTATTGCAGGACGGTAAGATAGACGGTACACCCGTATTCTATACTACCGACTTCGACGCTAATAAGCTGGGCTTTGGTATCTTTAGCTATGACGTTTGCGGCTTCTTTGGCCAGCAGAGTTTGGGCTTTGATTCAACCAGTAAGGACGCTATGAAGCAGGGCATGACATGGTTTGTGCTGAACGGCTACATGGACTTGAAAGCACTGCGTGCAGAGGCATTTGCCTACATCACAAAGAAGTAAGGCTTTGAATTCTTTCTATCATCAGCAGGCGGCTGGCTGGCACGTTGAGGCTGGCCAGCCGCTTCACTTAAAACGACACTATCATGGCAACTTTTGCAACACTGGAAGACTTGAAAGAGCAGTGCAACGTACAGCACAACGAAGACGACAAGCGACTGCGTGAAATGTTAGACGCTGCTGAATCATGGCTTGAAAAGACCGTACAGCAGCCGCTTACTGACATAGCCGCAAAGAATAACGGCGCGCTGCCAAAGGACTTAAAGCAGGCTATACTTATCTTTGGAGCCGGGCTTTATGCGAACCGTGAGGGCGTGGCGTTTAGCGGCCAGCCTACGCCAGTGCCGTATAATCTTATGTCGCTGGTAACACCATACATCAAATACCGTTAAGTTATGCGTGCCGGACTATTAGACGAATTTTGCACTATCTACGGAGAGCAACAGACGCAAAGCACTACTGGCTTTGTGAAGCGCGAGACCGTGGAACTGGCGCGCGTGCGCTGCCATCGTATCAACAAGCGCGAGAAAGCCGCCGTAGCTGCCAACGAAGAACAGCTGCAAGGCCAAGTAACGCTACAGCTGCGTGACGACGCGCGGCTGCGTGGTGCTACCAGCTTTAACTACGACGGCGAAGACTACCATATTACGCAGACCATCAGACAGCGCGCGGATAAGTCGTTAGAACTGACTGGCCAGCAGATTCAGAAATAAGCATGGGTAGGCTGACAGAATATTTTGGTAAGCCCGGAAGCGGTAACGCTGGCACTGGTGGCAAGGTAGCCGACGGCATCAGCGTGGAGTATAGCGGCATCGAACACATAGACGCTGCTTTGCAACAGCTGGCAGAAATCGAGCGAGACAAAGCCGTGCAAGCCGGGCTACGCGCTGGCGGTACTTACTTAGTCAGACAAGGCCGTAAGCGTCTGCGTAAAGGACTGAAGACAGACAAAGCGCACAAACGCCGTGAAGCTGGCAGACAGCCCGGCAATTTACTGAAGTCTTTCGTGGTGAGGCTGAAGAAAAGCCGTACTGGTGCGCTGGTAGGCTTCAAACGGCCAGAGGGTGCGCACAGCCACTTAGTAGACTTAGGAACCCAAAAGCGTGAGACACACAGCGGCTTAAATCGTGGCGAAATGCCATCGTTACGCTACTGGAGTGAGACGCGCGAACAAGACACTGGCACAGCTTTGGGCTACGTTATCGAGGGAATAGAGAAAGCAGCCACGCGCAGGCTGTCAAAATAACATCGAGGGGGCAAAAGTAAAGCACACGCCAGTAATATAAAACGAGAATATGGCAAAGTCAAATATACGTGCAGGCGCGGTGATACGTGACGCGCTACTTCAAAACGAAGCACTGACGGCAATAGTAGGCCAGCAGATAATGCCACTACGCGCCGCCAAAGGCACTACTGGCAGCTACATACTATATGGACGCGACGGCTACGAACCTACGCTAACGCAAATGGGAAAAGTAGACAATGTGGCCGAAGTGCTGGTAAACTGCTACAGCACCGACTACGACGAAACTTTAGACATGGCCGAAGCCGTAGAAGATACCGTGCGCGTTATGCGTAACAGCGGCGTGGAAATATTCATAGCCGACTGCGTGGAAGACGTGGCAGCAGAGTTTAAGGACACTGGCGAAGCCGTCTACGTGCAGGCTTTCACTTTGACATTTGGAACACTTCAAAAATAAATCATAGTTATTAACAAATTAAACATTTTCAAATTATGGCAGCAGGAGCATACGACAGCGCATCTGACATCATGCAGGGTCAAATGCTGATTTACGTGGATAGCACGCTGTTTGCGTTTTCCACAAGTACAGAACTTGCACTTAACACTAACATGGTAGACACCAGCAACCAGTTAGACGGTGGCTGGGAAAGTAGTCTACCCGGTAAGAAAGGCTGGACACTTAACGGCCAGTCGTTTGTCACGCAGAAGCAGGGCGCGCTTAGTGCCGACGAACTGCTGGCAAAGCAGATTAACGGGCAGACGCTTACTATTTGGTTTGGTAAGTGTACCATTACCGACAACGCAGAGGGCGGCGTGGACGTAACCAAAGGAAGCAAAGGCTGGACGGGTAAGGCACACATCACTGGTTGCACCGTGACCAGTGAGGCCGGAAACTTGATTAAATTCCAGTGCAATATGCAGGGTACTGGCGCGCTGAAGTCAGAGGGCGAATAACGGTTGTTTGACATAATCAGTAGTTAGTTTTAGGTTAGGGAGCCAGCCGGGTAACTGGCTGGCTTTTTTCTTTTTTATGCTTACTTTAGCGAATATCATAGAGTGGGAGCAGCTGACGGGTAAGAAGCTGCAAGAATACGACGGCAGCAGTATAGACGACATGGCCGCTTTGGGCTATGTGCAGTATGAAGACCGCCGTAAATGGACGCTGGCAGAATACAAAGACGCTTTGCTGCTGGCCAAAGAGACGAAAGAACTTGAAAGCGTGGCACGCCGCGCCGCGCTGGAATTCCGATATATAGCACAATTCAATGCGCGCCGTGTTGAGGCTGACGACGAAAAGAACGACGACAGCATTACGGATATATGCGGCCAGCTTATCACTAACGGCATAGACGGTAATTTTCTGCTTTCGCGCGGGCTGGAAGATTTGGGCTGGCTGACGCGCGCCGCATGTCAGCACGAACAAAAGACATGGGAAAGCAGCCGTTTTTGGGCTTATCTGCAACTATCGCCGTACTTAGACAAGAACAAAGTACACAACGCCAAAGAATTTCTACCGTTTGCGTGGGAAGCACCACTGGAAAGCGAAATCATCACAGACATGGAAAAGAAAATGGCAGCAGCATTATTCAAGACTAAAGTATAATTCAATATGGCAAAACTTAACTTTTCTATCGCGCTGAATCTGCTAACGCAGGGAATTAAGCACGGAGTGACTGAAGTAGAGGGGTATTTCAAGAAACTGCGTAGTACCATCACAAGCACGTTAGGCGGGCTGGGCATCGGTTTGGGTATAACGGAATTCGGGCGTAGCATGATTAACGCCGGAAAAGACTTTGAAGCTGGCATGGCCAGAGTGCGCGCCGTTACAAACGCCAGCACTGAAGACTTCAAAGCAATGGAAGCGGAAGCCAAACGGCTGGGCGGTACGACGAAGTACACGGCCAGCGAAGCCGCCAGTGCTTTGGAGAATCTGACACGTAACGGCTTGACACCCACGCAGGCTACAGCCGCTTTGTCTAAGACGCTACAGCTGGCGCAGGCTAACGCCATCAGTTTGGCAGAGGCGGCAGACATGGCTACTAATACCATGAACGGCTTTGGCATGAGCGTAGACGAGTTAGGCAAAGTGAATGACATACTTTCCAGTACAGCCGCGCATAGTGCCACTAACGTACTGGAACTGGCAGAGGCCGTAAAGAACGCCGCGCCACTGGCTAAGAACTGCGGTGTAGGCATCCAAGAAACTAACGCCGCGCTGGGTACACTGGCAAACGTAGGCATCAAGGGCGCGGACGCTGGCACGGCTTTGAAACAAGTCTTTATGGGGCTTTCTACTGAAAGCGACAAAGGAGCAGCAGCACTGAAGAAATACGGGCTGGAAATCAACCAGCAGACCGTAGAAGTAGACGGGCTGGCAGGCACATTAAAGAAGCTATACGAAAGCGGAATAGGTAAGAATAACCAAGACTTAGCAGACGTATTCGGGCGGCGTGCTTTCAGCGGTGCAGCTGCTTTGATTAACAACTACGAAAAGTTTATAGAACTTAACGACACGCTGGCAAGCAGCTACGGCGAGACAGAAAGAATGTTTGAGCAAGGCAGCGGGCGCATGGAAAACGCGCTGGCTTCTTTGTCGTCTGCATGGGAAGCGTTTCAAATCAAAATCTTTCAAGGCGGCGAAAATCTATTTGTTGCACCTATCGAAGCACTTACTGGATTCATACGATATTTCACAGAGAATTTAGGCACACTGGCCGCTAAGATACTGGCCATATTCGCAGGCGTTAAGGTTATCCAGTATTTCCGGCAGTGGCAGGCTGCTGGCGGTACTGCGTTTATGACAATGGCAGCACAAGCGCAGGCAGCACACGCAAAGGTAAATACCTTAGAGCGCGCCGGGCTGACACTGCGAAAACAAATCAAGTCACTGGAAGCACAGCTGGAAAAGGCCAGTGCAGACCAGCGTTTAGCCATCGAAGTACAGCTGGAAGCAAAGAAGCGGCAGCTGAAAGCCAACGAACTGGCCGTAACGAAAGCCACTGAAGCCGCTAAAGCAGCGGACGCGCAGGCAGCAGCCGTTAAGAGTGCTACCGGGTGGCAGCTGGCCATGATAAAGATAAAAGCAGCCGCTACGACAGCAGCAGCAGCCATGAAGACTATATGGAGTACCGTTTGGCCTATGCTGCTTATGACCGTAATAGTGGAAGTTATCAGCAAAATTTCTTCACTGATACGCGAAGCCGCCGGAGCGCGTGACGTTATCAAGGACATAGAGAAAGAAGCTACAAATAGCGAAAACGAGCAACGCGCCAAAATAGCCGCGCTGTCTAAGATAGTACACGACAATACGCAGGCCATCAAGAACCGCCAGCAGGCTATAGCGGACTTACAGAAAATAGTGCCTGACTATCACGCCAGCCTAACACAAGAGGGTAAACTGATAAACGACAATACTAACGCGCTGGACGCTTACTGCAAAAAGCTGAAGCTGGCAGCACAGATACAAGCCGCCAGTACGAAGCTGGCAGACGCGGAAATGCAGCTGTCAGACTTTGAAAAGAACGCCAGCAAAGGTGTGTCTGCTGCATACTTTAACGAGCGCGTTATGGGTATGTCTGAAAACGACGCTATACGCGAGGCTGGAGCATCCCCAAGCGGCTACAGAGCGTTTAAGGCTAAGTGGGCAAAGCTGCAAGCCAACGTGACGACGCTAAACAACTATATCGAGGATAAGACAAAGGAAATGAACGCCGTAGTAGTTACCAGTGGAACCGGGGGCACTGGTGGCGGTGGCGGTGGTACTGGCGGCGACGGTGGCGGCAACAAACAAAAAACCGACCTACAGAAAGCGCAAGAAGACTATACGCGCAGTCTGCGTGAACTTGACGAAAAGAAGCGGCTGGAACTGGTTACGGAAAACGAATACCAGCAGCAGCTTTCCCGGCTGAATGAAGAAACGCTGTTAAGGCTTCGCAGTAGCGACGACGTAGCCGCGCGCGAATCTGCATTTGCTAAGAAGCTGGAAGCAGCAGTAAAAGCCGACAAGTCAGCCAAAGCCGCGCGCGAACTGGCAGACGCTGAAGCGCGCTATAAGGAAACCATAGCCGAAGCTGACAGAAAGAAAGCTAACGGCGTGCTGACAGAAGAAAGCTACGCCAAAGCGGTACTGGCAGCACAGACGCGCTTCATAGACCAAGCCGCCGCCATCGACGGGCTGACAGACGAACAGAAGCACACTATACAAGTCATACAGAAATACCGTAAGGCTTTGGAAGTGGGAGCCATGAACGCAGAACTGGCCAAACAGCCCGGACGTGACAAAACATTTGACTACAAGCTGACAGCCGACGAAATAGCGAAGACTGAAATAGAATACCAGCTTGAACAAGCTAAGAAGCGGCTGGCAGAAATGAAGTCTTTGGCCAGCGACATGACGGCAGAGATAGAAGACCAAATGAAGAAAGTCACGTCTTTGGATGAGGCTTTGAAGCTGGCAAAGGTACGCGAAGACGTTAAGGCACTGCAAAAGGACTTAGCGAAGACTGAATGGAATAGCGTAAAAGACTTAGCCAGCAGCACAAACACAATCGTAAGCGCGTGGACTGGTTTAGCAGATACACTTTCCGACGAAGACGCAAGCCCGTGGGAAAAGATAGCCGCCATTTGGAACTCCATGACGCAGACGGTAGACGGCTTTTTGCGTATTATTGACGCGGTGAACGCATGGACTGAAGCCAGCGAGACTTTACAGAAAGCGCAGGCCGCTGAAGCTGCAATGACACAGACGACAGCCGCGCAAAAGGTAGCCGCCAACACGCAGGCTATAGCCAGCGACCAAGCAGCAGGTGCGGCAACCGTGGCAAAGGCTACTACAGACGTAGCCGCAAATACTGCCAGTGCAGCGTCTTCAGCCGGAGCCAGTGCCGCTAAATTACCATTCCCGGCTAATCTGCTGGCCGTGGCCGCTGCTATCAGTGCCGTGCTGGGCTTAATGGCTGCTATTCCTAAGTTTGCAGGCGGTGGCGTGGTGCAGGGCGGCAGCAGCATTAATGATTTGCAGCTGGCGCGGGTCAATGCTGGCGAAATGATATTAAACGGCAGTCAGCAGAAACGTTTGTGGAACGCCATAAACAGCGACATGCTACGTGGCAGCTTTGACGGTAAGCGCATTATAGGCGCGCTGCGTGGCAGTACGTTATATCTGCTTATGGAGAACTACAAGAAACAAGCTAAGAAACCGTAATCGAGGGGGCAAAGAGCCGCTGGCAGGCGGTAATATAAAGACATTTTATGAGTTACGCAGTAAAATATACTATACCATTTGCATCACTTCGCGGCAGGAAATACCGCGTAGAGGTAGAGGAAAGCGGCTACAGCGGCGAACCAGTAGAACTTACTGGCGCGCCGGAACCGCTTACTATCAGCATTAATAACGACGCTTTCATATATACACCGTTAAGGCTTTCCACTGGAACCATCAGCGTAGTGGGTGGCGCGGAATTGCGCCAGCTGTTTGCTACCGGGTGGCAGCAGTACCGCGTTACACTGGTAGAACTGGCCAGCACTAACGAACCGGGCGGCGTGCGCTGGTGTGGATTTGTAAGGCCGGAAGAATTCACGCAGGACTACAGCGGCGGCACACAGCCGTTAGACATCGAAGTGCAAAGCGCGGTGAATGTGCTGGAACAGATACCGTACAAAGTGGCAGGGCAGGACGGTAAGCCCGGCTTTGTCAGTCTTCGCAGTCTGATAGGCCGCGCGCTGACGCTGGCAGCAGGCCGCTATAGCTGCGTGTATATTCCGCATACGTTTGCTATCAGCCGCGAAGCATACGGCGAAAATGCGCTGCTGCGTAACGACTGCCAAATATCAGAACAGAACTTTTTCGACGAAGAAAGCAAGCCAATGAACTGGCTGCAAATACTGGAAGAAATTTGTAGATTTGCACACTTGACACTTTGCGACTGGCAGGGTGCTTTGTGGTTTACAGACTACAACTATAAAGACGCTTATGACGCTTACGGAATCAGTGACGCTTTGCCACTTGTTGAGGCTAACGCCGTAACGCCCGGCTATAAGAGCGTGCAGGCTATAGGCTATCATGGTAGCCAGCACACGTTAGACTTATTAGGTGGCTATAACAAAGCTACTATTAAGGTGTCTAACTATTCAGCAGCCGCCAGCAATAACAGCGGCGTTATTCTACCCAACGACGACATGACCGCGCTACCAGTAGTTAAGCAGTGGGAAACAGATGCAGAGTGGACGCGGACAGAGGGAGAATGGGAAAATAGGGTATGGCACTTATACCGTAGGCGGTGCGCTACCAAAATGCTTAATGGCATAAAGTGGGCTATACACCAGTTTAAGCCGACTGGCTACACGGTAAACGACCAGCAAATATCGCGTCTAAACCCGATAGACTACCACGGTCAGACTTTACGCGAGAAAGTGGAAGGCATAGCACTGGCTGACGTATCTACGGCGTATCAGCACCCGATAGGCGTAAACGACGGCTATTTATGGGCTTTGCCTACTGGCCCAAATGGTGTAATATATGGGGCTTTCTTTGTGCGCGTGGCCAGCATAGACTATGTAAGCGAGGGAAAGAACACAAAAGTAGCAAATACTGGCGACGAATCGCAGGACTGGAAAGTTATCTACCCGGACGACCAGCTGAAAGATAGCACATGGAACTGGAAAAACTATCTGCTTATTCTATCTGTAGGCAAAGGACGTGGAACTTATAGGCCAGACTGGAGCTGGGCAAGTTTTGGCGTGCGTATGGAAGATAAGCACCTTTTAGAGTTTGCCAACGCCACGCCGGAAGCCAGCTACCCAAACGGCTGGGTAAAGATAGAAGTAAAGAGTGCTACCGACTTTGTAAGCGCATGGGGTGTAAGAAAAGGCACTACAGCAGACTTGTACTGCATACTTCGCATAGGTGAAAAATACTGGAACGGCACAAACTGGCAGACGACGGCGTGCAACTTCAGTATAACCATAGACGAAAACGGCGACGCAAAGCAGCGCGCCACGCCGGAGCAAATAGCCGCGCTGGGTGCAGTAGACTGCTTTGCCGTGCCTATACTGGAACAGCTGCAAGGTAGTGTAGAATTTGCCATCGTGGGAGCCAGTCAAAACATAGCACTGCAAACACTGAAGCTGACGTATGACATTATGGATAACGGCAGCGTGACAGCAGACGACAACGGCGACCGCATCTATACCAACGAAGTAAACGCTGACTTTATCAATGAGTTAGACGAAATAGAAGCGAAGATAAGCAGCTACAATAACGACGGCGCATGTTTTAGCAAGGTTATGCTTAACGGCGAATACATAGAAGCACATTTGTATGAGGGCGTGACACATAGATACGTTAGGCCGGAAGAAATGCTTTTGCGCCGTATTATCAGCCAGTATGAAGTGCCAAAAGTGAGGCTGTCGCAAGAACTTCGCCAAAACCCGGCTTTGCTGCCAGCTGACATTATAACCGATAAGACACAGCCCGGCCAGCGTTTTGTGCAGACTGGCGGCGAAATAGATTTTGCAAACGACACTGCAACCGTGCAAATGATAACTTTTGAAGAATGAAAGACGTAAAAGTAATATCGTATATTATTCCCGGTAAAGGCCGTAGCGAGAACTTCAAAGGAACTGGCGGCGGCAGCACTACCATTATAAACAACGTAGGCAGCAGCAGCAACAGCGACACGCCAGCTGGCAGTGTGCAGTATGCAGAAGAAGCCGGAACCGCGAAGTATGCAGAAGAAGCCGGAAAAGCAAGGCTGGCAGAACGTGCCAACTTAGCAGACGAAGCCACACACGCGCAGAACGCCGACATAGCCGCAAATGCTGCTGAAGCTGAACGCGCGAAGCACGCAGACGTAGCCGTGAACGCACAGCGTGCAGATGAAGCAGACCACGCGGCCAGTGCTAACGAGGCCATACACGCGCAGACTGCTGACAGAGCAGGCAAAACAGACCACGCGAAGACGGCAGACTTAGCTACACTGGCTAAGAACTTGACGGCTGATAGTACAGACTGGCAGAAAATCGACGGCAAAATAGGGGAATCGGAAAAGCGCGCTGAAAAGAAATTCTTATCAAAGCTGCATGACGACGTAGCCAAAGGAAAGATAACCTTTGAGGACTTTATTACGCTGGTGCGTGGCATGTGGCTGGGTGACGCTAAGATAGTGCGCGCTATCCAAAGCGGTGCTGCTGTTGAGGCTGACGACACGGCCATTATGACCGTAGCCAAAATGATAGGCACATTTCTACGCAAAGACACTGAAGACGAAACCCGGTATCTGCTGAAGCTGCTGGGCGGTGCTATCTTTGCGTGGCTGAAGACACCCGACTGGACGGCTGGCGGCATGTTAGGTACTGGAATAGGTGCGTACCAAGATGCTGGCGGCATGTGGGTAATAGAGTGTGACAAACTGCTGGTAAGAGTTAAGGCCATCTTTGATGAATTGGAAATACGCCGTCTTAGTTATGTAGGTGGTAATCTGCTGTTAAGCGGTGCTGGCAGCGTTATTACGGGCGTGGAAGACAAAGGCACTTTTTGGCGGTGTACCATTAAGAACGACGACGGCACTACAGCCACTATGAACTACTGGCGCGCTGGCGACCAAGCACGCTGTCAGACATTCAATATTAAGGCCGGAGTGTACCAAAATGTGCAAAATCGCTACTGGTGGCGACTGGTTACTGAAGTAGGCGAAGACTATATAGACGTGTCAAAGAGCGACTGCGAGGCCAACAGCGACGCGCCAGCAGCAGGCGACCATGTAGTGCAGCTGGGAAACCGTACAGACACAGAACGCCAGCACGCTATTATGCTGTCAGCCGTAGGCACAGACGCGCCAGCCATTACGCAGTATCAAGGCATTAATAGCTATAGGCTGACTGGCAGACAGAAGACGCGCATAAGCCCACACGGAAACGTATTTACTGGCGACTTCTATCTGAATGACGGGCGTAGTCTGCTGCAAGTGATAGACGGAAAAATTACCAGCATCATAAGCGAGACGGTGCGCACAGCTACCGACAAAGACAACTATCTGACAAATGGCAGCTTTGCCACTGACTTGAACGGTTGGCAGGGTAACGCCAGCACGCGCTACTTCAAAGTGGGTGCTAAGTATGTATGGGCTAATAAGTCGCCGCTGGCTAACAAGCTGGGAAATGGCACAAGCTGGACTACAGACGGCGGGCTGGGTGTGGCGCGTATCGCTAACAGCCAACTGGTGCAGCTGGCCGCTGATTACGCGAAGACACCCGAAATAAAGACGGTGAACAGCAAAAAGCAGGCCGTGCCAGTGTACGTGTCTATGTATGTGAAAGTGCTGGAAGCCGGAACCCTGACTATTAGCATAGCCGGAGAGACTACGACGGGCTACGACACATTCACTGCTTTGTCGTACAGCGAGGCTTTGACAGCTGACAATGAATATATACACGTTGAGGCTACGGGCTACTGGAGTGGCACGGGTAACTTCACTATAGCCACTAACGGCGTTATGCTGATTCACGACGTAATGCTGACGCTGAACGAATACACGTACTACGAAAGCAGGATAGAACAGACAAAAGAACACATTTTGCTGGAAGTGCAGCGCGTGGAAAACAAAGTAGACAGCAACACGACGCGCGTAGGTGCTTTGGAGGTGACAGCCGAAAGTATCACAGCGCGCGTGTCTGCTGTTGAAACTACCGCCAGCAGCAACAGCACGGCCATAGGCGCGCTACAAGTACGCGCCACTGCCATAGAAGCCAGTGTGACGGCGGTAGACACTAAGGCTGACGGCATAGCCACGCGCGTAGGTACTTTGGAAGTAACCGCTGAAAGCATTACTTCGCGCGTTACCGCCGTGGAATCTACAGCCAGCAGCAACAGCACAGCCATAGGCGCGCTGCAAGTCAGAGCGACGGCCATAGAAGCCAGTGTGACAGCAGTAGACACGAAAGCCGACGGCATAGCTACCCGTGTAGGCACTTTGGAAACGACGGCTACAAATATTACGGCCAGCGTGTCAGACATCGAAGACGACCTTTCCGGGCTGACTACCCGCGTAGGAACACTGGAAACAACAGCGACCAGTATAACGGCCAGAGTTACCGCCGTGGAATCTACAGCCAGCGGCAACAGCACGCGCATAGGAACACTGGAAACGACAGCAGAAAGCATTACTGCCAGCGTAGAGGATATAAGCGACACCGTAGACGGCCACACGTCTTCTATAAGCGCGCTACAAATCAGAGCCGGGCAAATAGAAAGCAGTCTGTCTTCAGTAAGCAGCACGGCCAGCGGCAACAGCACGGCTATAGCTACGCTGACGCAGACCGTTAGCGGAATTAGTGCTACCGTCAGCGAACACACAGAGACATTAAGCGACTTAGGCGACAGAACCACTACACTGGAAACGACGGTAAACGGAATTAGTGCTACCGTCAGCAGCCACACGTCTTCTATTAATAGTTTGGGTGGCAGCTTGACCAGTGTAACAGACCGGGTGGCAGCTTTGGAAGTAACAGCCAACGGCCTTACTTCAACCGTCAGCAGTCACACTTCACAAATAAGCCAGTTAGGTAACGCGGTAGACGACAACGACAGAGACATAGCCAGTCTTAATACAAGTGTCAGCACCATTTCACAAATGGCTGGAAGTATAAGCAGCCGTGTGACGACTATAGAAAACGACTACGCCACTGGCACACAGCTGACACAGACAGCCGACACCATCAGCGCAAAAATTAACAAAGTGCTGGATAATCAAGGCGGGCGTAACTTGTTAGCGTCTTCGCTGATTAATGAGACATCGACGCTTTACGGCTTCGCTATGCGAACGCTGAGGCTGACAGCCGGACAGCAGTACACTTTCAGCGCAAACGGTATGCTGACAGCTGGCGCATATAATAATAACATGTCACTACGCTGTTATGTTTGGCGGTGGGCGGTGCAGGCTGACGTAAACGCAGGAAATGCGCAGGCCGTAGGCGACTGGATAACAAAGGGGTATATAGAAATAGTGTCTACCAGCGCACAGACCAAAAGCGTAACGTTTACTGCTGACAGAACAGCAGAATATAACATTATGTCTTATATGCACTACCGGGGTGGCACAAATTCCGGCGGTACACGAAGCTACGGCGTAGTAGTAAACTGGTATAAGATAGAGCGCGGCGAAGATGCTACGGCGTGGATGCCGGGAGCCGACGACCAGCTGCTTTGGAAAAACTACATACTGAATCCGCGCGCCATCGACGCGAACATAGACGACGACTATTGTACTGAAGAAGTAGACCAGCACGCAGACCCGATATTTGGCGAATTTGTGCAAGTAGACCATGACACGGCGCAGAACTGGCAAATAACATTCACAGCCGGAAACAATTATAGCGCGCTGGTGGGAAAGGTTACTACATGGTTTGTTATATGTCGCTGCGTGAACGGCTACGAGGTACAAGAGGGCAACAACAGAAAGCGTCTTTGCTTTGGTGGTGGTGACGAAAACGTTAGCGCGGTAGACACAGCTACGGCGGCGTTTACTGATTTGGGTAACGGCTGGCGAAAGTATTACGCTACCCGTCAGATAGCCACTGGCCTAATGGCTAACAATAGCGGTGTAGACACGCACACTATCGGCATTAACTGCGTGCAAGGCCGCTGGGACGTGTGGGCTGTTGGTGTAGTTATGGGCGGCGTTTGCCCGTCAGTGCAGGAAATAATGGAACGCTGCGGCCAGCTTGCTACTGGTATCGACATAACAAACGAAAAGATAGTTATAACGACTAACAAGTTTGTAGTGCAGACAAACAGCGGCCAAAAGACTTTGGTAGCGTCTAATGGCTATATTAACATGTCTTTGCTGAACGTGCAGCAGATTTGGGCAGACGTAGTGACAGCGAAAAACGGTATTTTCGACGACATTACCATTAAGGGCTTTATGTATAAGGCGAAGCTGATTATTAACGCCAGTAACGTGACCGCTTACACAATTAATACCGACTTTGGCGTTTACTTAGACGTGCTGAAGTGTGGCCAGTTTGTAGAGATAGCCAGCAACGTGGGGCAAAGAATAGACGTGGCAATGCCGTATATGGATAGCTACACAGCAACAAAATACAATGAGCAACAAAAAGACGAATGTAGAATGCTGATAGGTAACACGCTGTTAGTTGTAAATAGAAGCAGTTATACTATGTCGTTTACTGGTGCGCTGAAAGAAACAGAAAGCGGCAGCAGCGTTTCGTTTGGTATTGGGCAAAATTCATTCTGTTACATGGAATGCAAATGTAAGATAACAGACGGCTACGAAGAAATATACTGGCTTTATAAGCAGGGAAGTATTAGATAAACAATTAAAATAACGAATTATGAAGAAAATCAATTTTCAAAAGTTTTCTATGCCGGACGGTATAGCAAACAAAAAGCAAGTGACTGGCGACGTAAGAGAATCTTTCGCAGATTCTATCTATAACAATCTTACCGGCATAGCCGCCAAAGTGCTGGCAGAAAAGATTTACAAGTCAGAGGGAGCCGTGGAGTACGACGAAAAAGAAGTGCAAATAATGAAAGTAGCCGCTACGAACTTCTGCCAGCCGCGCTTCATGGACGCTTTGGAAATGGTACTGGCTGACGACATCGAGGGGGCGAAAGCAGAATAATTAGTAATATATAGACACCCGACAAAATAGTAAATCTATGACAGCAGCAGAAAAACAGCAGATTATCAGCGAAGTGCTGGCCGCTTTGCGCGGGCAGGCTGACAGCGTGCCGGAGCTGCGAGAGGTAACGACACTTGACGGCGTTAATAGTCTACCGGGCTACATTAACGGCGAAATGGTAGTAGTGCCAGTTGAGGCTTTGAGCCAGCCAGCTATTACCGCTGCAACAGACGCGAATAACGCTGCTGCTGAAGCGCGCACAGCTGCGAGAACCAGCAGCACTACGCTGGCCAACGCGCAGACGGCCTTACAGCAGGCCACTGACGCGAAAACGCAGGCACAGCAGGCACAGCAGGCCGCTACAGAAGCAGCCGCTACCGTGAACGCCGCCGTAGAAGCCGCTAAAGATGCTACAGACGCGGCAGGCGAAGCCACTACAGCCACACAGCAAGCCACTACAGCCGCACAGCAGGCTACTGGCGACGCGCAGGCCGTAGGCTTTGAAGCCGGAAAAGCCGCTGAAGCTGCCACTGAAGCCGCCGTAGCCGTGCTGCAAGTGAAAGAAGACTGCAAGCAGGCTATAGTAGAAATAACGTGGCAGGCTGACACAGCTATTAAGCAGGCAGCGGCCAACGCCGAAAGCCAGCTTGACACGGCAGCAGCACGCGCCCACGCCGCTGCCACTGAAGCCGCTACAGCGACGACAGCCGCCGTGACATCGGCAAACGAAGCGGCAGCAGCGGCACGACTGGCTACGCAGACTACTGAAGACGCTACGACGGCAGCAGGCGAAGCCACTACGCGCGCCACTTCAGCGGCAGAACGTGCAGAAACAGCCGTAGTACAGATAGAGGCCATCAGAGGCGACGCGGCAGCAGCCGTACAGACCGCTACAGATGCAGCCGCCAGCATGACGCAAAAGCTGGCAGACGCAGACGTGAAACTGGATAATATGGAAAACGCTACGCAGGAAGCCATAGAAGCCACTACTGCCACGCAGACGGCTACCAGTGAATTCATACGCCGTGCTGAAGTACAGCTGGCCGCTGCCATCGCTGACAACGACAGCGAGACACAGCAGGCCATTACGCAGATGCAGCAGACCAACAGCGCACAAGTGACTGAAGCCGTCAGCCGTGCCAACGCTGCAAAAGCCGCCACTGAAGCCGCCACAGCGGAATGTGTTGAGGCTACAAACGACGCGAAGCATCCGCCATATTTTGACCGCTACGACGGCTACTGGCGCGTGTGGAACGCAGAAACGAACCAGTATGAAGTCACGGACTTGTCGGCAATGATACCGACGACTTTCCCACGCTTCGACTGCGACCCGGAAACAATGGCCGTATATATCGAGAGCGCGCCAACGGATGCAGGCCGCTTTGAACTGGCAGAAGACGGCTGTCTTTACGTGAACTTCTAAACTTTTATAAATTTATTTTTATAGCTATGAGAATTTTAATAGGATTTGCAGGAATCAGAACCGTAGGGCGTTATGATTCTACGCGCGGCTACTATGTAAACCAAGCCGTGCAGGACGAATTTGGTAACTGGTGGGTATCAAAGACGGGGCAGAAGACGGCGCAGGCCGATAACCCAAATACCGCGCCGCTGCCAACTATCGTAAACGGCG